TCTACAGATTTAACTCCAAGCGCTTCGGCTGGGTTGATATAGATGATCGCATTCTTTCCGCCCGCCATTGCCGGCATCTGGTCGGATGTGTATACAGGCTTTCCCAGGATGTTCCCGGAAAATCCGTCCACAATATTATCATTCAGCAGATAACGTTCGTTTTTATCCTTGAGCTGCTGGACTGCGGTGAACGTGTCCGGAGCCATTACAAAATACGCACCTCCCTGGTAAGCAGACTTCAGTGTGTTCTTCAGCTTGATCAGCTCATCCGCAGTGACAGCTGTCGCCGCACCGGAAGTCAGAACCTGCTCAGCCTTGGACAGTCCTTCGATCTTTCCAGGTGTTCCATTGATCAGCTCGTTATCGTAGAACGTCGCAACGGCCATGGCCATTTTGTTTACCACAAAATTTGTCAGATCGATATCGTTGGAATTAATCAGGCTTCTGGAAATCAGCGTCAGTGTTCCGGCCAGATATCCGGTCAGGTCAACAGACTTGAAGGTGGTGGACTTACCTGTCAGGCCTGCAAACTCATCCGCATAAGCCATTGTGATACCGTCCTTGGCGGAATCAACCACCGGAATTGACAGGGTACCCCTTACGTTGTACATTGTCGCATCTCGGTACAGCGGAGACAGGTCCTTAACACGGTCGATAATCTTAGATGCAATGGTCTTCGGGATAATCGCGCCGTTATCGGTTTTTGTGATATTACTATCAACGTCAACCGGGCTCTTTGTCACCATCGCACGGATATATCCGGCAAAATCCTTGATGTCTTTCTCTTCTGCTGACATCTTCGGCGCATCCTTCGGCGCATCAATGTCCTTAAAATCATCCATTTCGTTCATCTTCTGATAGGTGTTCATATAATCCGTTGCCTTCTTCGCAAGCTCATCAAACTGCTTGCTTTCCTCGTCCGTCAGGTTTCTGTTCTCTGTTTCTGCCTTGTCAATGATTCCCTTCATTTCAGCGCGGGCGTCATTGTAGGCTTCAAAAATCTTCTTCTTGTTCATTCTCTGCGCTCCTTTAAATTGACTGTAAAATTCTTTTATATCTATCTAAATCGACTGTTTCAGCCGGTTCAGTCTGATCATTTCCATCCGCATCACTGTCCGCGACCGGTGGGTTCTTGAGGTTGTCGGTTTTCTTAAAACGCTCCGGAGTGTGTTTATACATGCCAAAAAGTTTGCTCGAAACATTGCTAACTTCCTTGTCCTCATCGATCAAATAAAAATCGAATGTTTCACAAATCTGATCCGCATCCATCCATGTTTCGGCTTCAATCATATCTTTGAGCTCTGATTCATCCACCTTGGAAAACCGATTGTAAAGCGGCATCATAGTCGCATTTTCAACCTGCTCAAGCATTGCAGCAGTGTCCAGCATTTCAGCGGCATTGCCAAAACACATCCCCATTGGTTTATGGATCATCATCATTGATGTGTTGTATACATATACGTTATGCGCCGCCATGATCAAAAATGACGCGGCAGAAGCGGCAAGACCGTCAATATATGCGTTTACTGTCACGCCGGCCTTCCTCAGCCTTTTAAGCTGCGCCGTCATTGCGACCGCTTCGAAAACTAATCCGCCAGGGGAATTAACATAGATATTCAATTCATCGCCCTGTTTCAAGTCTTTTGTGGCTTCTTTCAAATCGTTCGCCGAAACAGTTCCATCGCCCCACGGTGAGGGCGTATTGATTTCAGAGTACAAATAAAAACTAATTTTCATCATCATTCACCCCTTCCTGTGGTTCATCTGGTTCTTTTCCATCGTTATTTTTATCGCCCGGCTCTCCGTCCTTATGCACGCTTCCAGTGTTTGGAACGTACGTTTCGCCGGTTTTCATATTGAAAAGTGTGGATCCGAGCCCCAGATCGATCACATCAAGTCCATCAACCTCTGGAAGGTTCTCACGCTTCCGGATCTCGTTGATTCCGATAAATCCGGCATTCTTTCCGATCTTGTAAGCTTCGTAGCGCTCTTTCATGGATGATTTCAGCGTTTCTGTATAGTCGATATCAAAAAAATAGCTGCCCTTTTCCGATTCGAGCAGTAAATCACGATTTAATGCGGTTTTGAATGCTGTGCCGATTGGAAGGATGGCCATCTTCACGAACTTCTCAGTGTTATCGTCCATGTGAAACAGCTTATCGATTTCCTTGTCGAGTGTGATTTTCGATGAATTTAACTGCATTTCCACCGCATTATTACTCGATTCCTGAAATTTCATGCCTTTATTCAGGACAACAACATTATCCGTGTTGTTGCTGTACAAATTCGCCCACGCTCGCCGCAGAAGCTCAATTTCCTTGTCTCCCAGTCGGTTCTCCGTGGTCAGGAATCCTTTTTTGTTTCCGCCTTTTTCAACCATGTTAAGTTGGAAAAGAATGGTTTTGTATGCAGTGTTCAGAGCGTCTGAAACTTCGTCAAGAATCCCGGTTCCGCTCCATCCATTTCTCGACGATCTCAGCATCTTTAAGAATTGGAATGGCTCATACGCAGTCGCGTCAACCCGGATCCGATATTTCTTAAATATTTTATCTGCATTGTGTTCAATGAACACGCTTTCGCTCGGAACATAATGGATTGATTTAACCTTGTTTCCGATCTTGTTAAGAAACGCATAACCGCCACCATCCATCAGGTAGTCCTCGCACATCGCCTTCTTGAATTGAAATCCGTCAAGCGTATCGCCGGTATCGTCATTCAGCAACCGTGTGCGCGCGTCATTAATCTCTTCAATCTGCGCAACCCCGTCTTTTCCCTTTCTCCGATATAACCGTACTGGAAGCATTGCAAATGTCGAAGATATTAAATCGACATCTGCAGCCACCTCTGGTATTGTCATCGCCTGCCTCCTGGTGAGTGTGTTGCCCTCCAGGATTGCACGCAGGACCGGATCCCCTCCGCTCATTATTGTTTCAACCTGGGCTTCCGGTGTTGGCGACCGGCCCATGAAAAAATCCCTAATCCTACCCATTATTTTACCTCTGCGAACATTGTGCCAAGATAATAGCGTTTCTGTTCCTTTAGTTCTTCTATAATTTTCTGTTCCTGTTTTTCGAGCGCGTGAACTTGACGAACCATACCTGCAACATAATCCTGCGCTTCCCTGTCTGGATGATAATCAACCATCAAGAATCTGAGTTGTCCAAATTGCATATTGATGGTAGTCATGTACTTCGCCTTGAACCTCGGATAGGCGCGCTCTATGATCGTAAACAAATATTCTGGATTGACATCTTCGTGCGGTTGGATAACTGCATATCGCGTCTCAACCGTGCCGCGCGTGCTGTGGTAAACAAGCGGACTGGATTGCGCCGCGCTGAGTGGCATAAGCGTACAGCCTGCCGGATGAATCTTTCCATTCACAGCACGTTCCACGTCTGCGATATCGTAGATATTCGTCATCATGCGCGCGGGCATCTTGTAGCTCTCAGTAATCCCCAGATAGTTATTTACAAAATCTCGATCCAGCATTTAAACCACCTGCACGATGAATCCCGACCCGTTAAGGAAACGATCCTGCTGAAGCAGTAAAACGGCATTGATCAAACTTACAACCATATCAACCTTGCCGGCCGACTTCTTTTTATTGACATATCTGTTCATTGCCGTATCAAATGTGCACCTGGCATTTTGGAAATTTATTTCCAGAAGATCGTTCTTTTCGTACTCAAATTCGCCGTTCACTATTTTTTCATATAGCAATTTGGTCGGCGGATGCAGCACACTTGAATGCTGCTTAACTTCCACCGTTTTGTATACTTTGTCCCATTTTTGTGCGGAACTGAGTGCATTGTACCGGTCAAAACCGATTGCCATGATCCGCGCTCCAGTCCGTTCTTCGAGCTGGAATACAAATTCTTCAACAAAACCATAATCGATGGTTAAATCTCCGCAGGCGAAACATTTGCCCGCGTTGATATATTTTCTATAATCAATTTTTTCGGTTTTGTTCTTTTCGTCAATCCGACCCTCCGGAATGAACGCAAATGAATCCGCAATAATCTTTCCGTCCTCTTCAGCCACCATTGCGATACTGGTGTTATCATTCGTCATTGATAGGTCGACACCCAGATAGACCTCTCTCCCTGTCCAGTCGATTTTGTCAACTCTGCACTTTTTAACAGCTTCCACAGGGATATATGTCTCCGTTCCGGCCCCGCTGTAGATGATATTGCAATGCTTTGTCAAGAAGTTCTCCCTGGCGGATTCCATCTCGATCGCACGGGCACGCTTCTTCTTTAGATCCTCCCAGATCTCCGGATTATCCTGCGCAACCGGATTCGCCTGACTGAGGATTTTGTCGTCGCTCATCCAGTTTTTTGTGTTGTCTGGTTCATAAAGCAGCGCAAACACGCTTTCATCGTCGATCACATTGTCAAGCACCTTTTTGGCGTAATTGACTTCATCCTCGAACGGATTGTCGATACTCGGATATTTCGTCGATATGATGAACCCCAGCTTGTTAAGGATGTTCAGCTGTCCCGAACGCATGGCCTCGATAGGATAGTTGTTTGGAAGTGCACCGACCTCATCGGCGAGGTACACGTTCGGGAGCTTTCCGTCCATCCTGCTTGTTGAGTAATTCAACGGGTAATATTTGGATCCGTTCAACGTGAATTCTATATAGTCCCGCAGGATGCGAAATCGTTTCTGCCCCATGTACTCATAGAGCAGCGGAGACATCCGCAGCGTGTCGGAAATAGCTTCTTTCACTTCTCTCGACAGTGATCCGTCTGGTGCAACTGAGTAGAACTTCGACAGTGGCGGCTCCAGGATGAAAAGCAGGATGAACATGGTCCCGACCGTAAAAGTTTTAAAATTCTTCC